CATATCTTTAAAGGCATCTTTAACTGACTTTGTGCCATCTACTATAGAGGTCAAGGCACTACCAAAACTGTTAGCTATGGTGTCTGCTACTTCCTTCTGTACTTTTTTCTGTTCTTCAAATACCCTAGTTCTTCTCTCTTCTTCTGCTACAAGTTCAGATATAGACCTGAGTTGACTTTCTTTAGCCTTAATGTCAGCGTCTTGGTTTTGGAACTTAAGTTGCATATAGACTTCTTGTTCCCTACGAGACTGACCCTCTAATCCAAACAAAGCCTTACTTAACTCTATCTGTCTTTCCAGAGCCTTGATTGGGCCTTCCATAGTTGTTGATTTTTTGCCTTTTGATCCTTGGTTGTTTGAATCCTTATATATCTTTACTGCGCCTTCTATCTGCCCCATGTTAACACCGTATGGTGACCGAGACAGACTTAAGTTAGCGTTGAAGGTGGCTAACCTATCTGCTTCTGCATCTTGCAGTTCTTTCCTCTTTTTATATACCTCAACAGCGGCATCTAACTCTGCTTCCTTCTGGGCGGCTATTAGGTCAGCTTGGTGTTCGTAGCCCTCAAGCATGAGTTTTTCTGCTATTTCGGAGGCCTCGTTTTCCTTCTTAATCCTGTCTTTATATATTCTGACAGCTTCTAAGAGTTTAGCATCTTCTATATTCTTTTGCCTCTGATACTCCACGTCAGCGGCTTTTATACGGGCATTGGCAGCTTCGTCTTGTGCCTTCTTTTGATCTTTAGCTATCTTAGCCGTAGCTTTCGCTATGTCTGCCTGTAACTTAAGGGCCTTTTTTCTTGCGGCAGCTATAGCTTTCGCTGAAGCTTCGTTGCTCCTGTTCTGACTAGCTTGCAATAACCCACTGCCATCTATTGCAGACTGTAATTGAGAGTACTCTTCACGAAGCTCTTGCATCTTTTGGACAAACCTCTGACCTGACATGGTCAGTGTGGTAAACCCGCCAGTACTCTGCCTGATCTTCTCCTCAAACTCTTCTATTATACGGGCCGCATCTCCTGCTGTACCAGATTGTTCTGCTACAAGAAGTTGTTGAAAATACTTTTCTACATCAGCAGCACTGACCCCAGTACCGAAACCTTTGGCGAGGTCCTCAGCATAGGCTTTACCCGCTTCCTCCCCCGCCGAGGCATAACCCTTATAAGCTCTGGGAGCAATCACGGCGAGTAGGGTTGGTGAAATGTCTATCACCCGTTGCGCTGCGTCAGCAAGGCCAAGCATATCGGCAGCGACTGACATTATAGAACCTTTTGACTGTTTAGCGTACTCTTCTAAAGAAGCTCTAAAGTCAGAGTCAGCGATAGCAGCGTTTAAGTCTCTTACAGAGTCTGCCATCCTAGCCATAGAACCTGCCATACTTCCGTACTGTTCCCCCAAGTCCTTGAGGTCTAAAGGTTCCATCGAGTCTACTAACGTCTCAATAGAGTCCTTAAGGTCATCTACGACTTCCCCAAAGTCCCTCGTATCATTAGTTGCCGTATGAGTCTGGTAGATTAGGTTACCAATCGCAGCAGCAGCGGCAATTACGGCACCCACAACAGCGCCCCCAGTACCAAAGATGCCAGCTAACTGTGAACCCTGTTGCCCGAAGGCTACGAGTGCGTTCTGACCAGATGCAACCTGTACGATAAAGTCATTGACCTGATAACCTGCTTGTTGCAGACCAACTGATGCAAACCTCTTAGTTCTCTGTTGGGCTCTGTATGCTTGATCACCATAACGGGCAAACTGGTTTCCTGCGTCTACAATTTGTCCACTTTTACTTGCAGCTATGAAAGCTTTGTAATCAGCTTTTAGTGCTTTAATTGCACGGGAGGCTCTTTCAGGCCCGTCTTCCATACCTTCAAAGGCTCTGTCTATATCCTTAAGGCCCTGCTTGTACCTCTTAGTAGCAGCGTAAGTACTGTCATAGGTCATCCGAAGTTTTTCGGTGTCGTTCTTAGTTTTTTCTCGCTGCTTGGCTAAATTTGCTTCGGTTCTAATAGCAGCTTTCTGCTCTTTTTCTAGCACCTTATCGGTGTCTATGTAGTCTTGGAGGGTCCTTATCTCTTGTTGCAAGATACGTTCGTGAGCTTCAATCTGCTGTGTCCTAGCCTCTCCAACAAGGTTGTCTTTTAGACGCTGCTTGATAAGCTTGTCTTCTAACCTAATCAGCCGTTCAGTAGCCGTCATACCTCTTTTAGCAGCAGCGGCTTCTGCATCGTAGTTACTTTGGCGACGAACACTGACCTTGTTGAACGCAACTAACGATTTAGTTGCCAGATCAATATCTTTCCTGTTGTGTACTACGAATCTGAGGTCAACTGTGGGCATTACTGCGTCCTTATGTATATTACGTCAAGTTCTTTGACGGCTTCTACTTCTCTGGGGTCTAGGGGTGTGCCTGTTAATTCTATCCAAGACTTGATGTTCTCATAGGTTAGAGGGTTAGCACCACTAAAACCTCCTGTCCTAGCCTTGCTACATGCAATAAAGGCAGACCAGATATGAGACAAAAGAAAAGGGAAGTCTGGTCCCTCTAATTCCTTTGGTCTAATACCCGTCTGCCTCTCTACTTGTTCCAGATGCTCACGCTCGCTTGTTCCACTTTCATCAGTCTTGTTGAGTGCGAAGGAATGTTCCGCAAACTCAAGCAAGTCTTGGATCAGGCTTTCGTAAAATCCACAGAGTCAGCAACAGCCTCCTCTATCTGATCCTTAATCCAGAACAAGTTTGTGTAAACTTCTTTGCAGAGTGCCGGTGTTAGCTTAGGCTTCTTACCATCGTAAGTAATATCCCAAGCTGCTGTTGTCCGAACTAAGAGGTCGATTGTGTCTGCCTCTAGCTCCTCTGCGGAAAAGTTAGTAGCTTTTCTCTTTGATGCTTTTGCAATACGTTTGTTTGTATGTTCGTGCATCACAGCTTTATACTCCTTAGTATGAGGAGCGTATACTGTGATAGACATTTCACTACCGTCTTGGTTAGTGAGTGACTCCAATGTAGATGGGTGTACTAAGAGTACTTCTACAGTATCAGAGGTAGGTTTTAAGTTCATTAAGTCCATGTCAGGTTCCTGTCAGGGTTATGTCGGGTAGAAATAAAGGGGAGCATCAGACCCGACACCAATGCCCCCCGCCCTAGCTAGGGATTAGGAGTCGGTACGAATGATCTTCAAGTTACTTGCAGTTGTCGTATCGAAGAGTGCTGTGAAGCCAAGGCTAATTACACGGCTTGTTGGGCCATCCACACCTACATCAGCAGAGTTAATCTTAACTCGTGGGAATAGGAAGGTGTAAGCATTGGCAGCAGTTGGGTCATTGACAGACACTTGAATAGCTGACTCTGTTTCGTTAAGGAAACGGTTAATCAGAGAGGCATCGTCAAAATATGCGGAGAATGACCCTGTAACTTCTGCACGACCAACCTCAAGTGCTGGTGCTTCATCAGAGCCAACAACAAAGGTAGGTGCGAAGGAGTTAGTTACGTTAAAGTCGATCTGAGTAATGATAGCAGAGGATGCAAGGCCAGCTACATTATTACCAATCTGTAGGTCTCCTGAGTAGGCATCAAAAGGTGCGTTAGTACTTGCTGCATCCTGCGTCTTCTGTGTAGCACCAATACTCATACCCTTACCAACCATGCCAAAGGTGGTAGTTACCATCTGGTTGGGGGCAATAGATACCCCCATAGTAGAAACAGTCTGTCCTGTAAACAAACGAGCTTGGTCAATGTCAGCAGAGTAATCCTCAATAGAGAAGTACTTAGGTGTAGTACCAACTAGCAGATAATCATTAGAACTAGCGTCTGTCCAAGTGTTAAGCATCACTGATTCAAGGAAAGGGTCGAAGTCACCTTTACGAAGGTCAACTACAATGTCACCAGCGGATTGTTTATTACCATGACGCTCATGGCGAGGCATACGGTCAGCTTGAATGTCTGTACCCGCAACTAAATCTTTAGTCAGGTTTAGGCCGTGTGAAGTGAATGGGATGTTCTGGAAGTTACCAGAAGGAGTAGTCCCGAAAGTGGATTCAGTGATAAAGCTTAGGCTAGACCGTGAACCCTGTGCGAAGGTAGGCATGTGTTATTCTCCTAATTATAAATGTACCAGCCGATTGTGATCGGTATGTAGTACCAAGGTGTGTCTAATAGGCCCTGAGCCCTTTCAGTATAATCTATAGACACGATGGTTGTTGTTCCGCCACTTGTGTAAGAGACGTCAGTGTTTGACTCAAAGTTGTCAATTATCAGTTCAGCTAGGGTTTCTGCTGCGGCGGGTCCAGCGTTCTCTGGTGCATGTACGTTTATATGGAAAATGCCCCTATAAAGTATTTGAGAGTTTGGACCTCTTGCTGCTCTTACACGCTGCGTGGGAATAAACTCACACTGAACAAAAGAGGTGCCGGTGATAGGGTTGAAGGAAACATTCTCGTAAGCTACAGAAAAAGAATTAGCAGTGGCTAAGGTGGCTAGTCGGCTTTCTAGTGCAGCTCTGATGGTTTTATGTATACTAGCCATTACTCAGCCCCTGTATCTACTGTTGCGCCACCAAGGATGTTAGCTAGTCTTGTGTATACGTGAGACCCACCTTGACCACCAGCTCTAGGGATGTTCCCTCTTGGGTTGTTCTCAACTATACTGGCATGAGGAGAGTTGTTTCTAATGTTAAAGACGTCCTTAGTTAAATCTAGTTTACCAAGGTCAGACATGAGTTGTTCTCTAGCTATCGAAGGGTTTCCAGACTTTTTTCTACGGCCTCTAGCTGACCTGCTTCTTGGAGCACCAGCAGTGTTACTTAATGTGTGGGACTCAATATAGGCACCTGTATCTACAGGAGACTCTAACACTAAGAACTCTATAGACTGCACTAACATCTCTCTGACAGCATCTTCTGCTATAGTATCTAAGTCTGATATGACCTCTTCAAAAGTACCTGTAAGTTTAGTTTTAGCCATAACTACTCCTGCACAGTACACAAATGACAGATGGGGATACCAGCAGAGAAGATAGTAGTCACAGATATTATCTTTACAGTGTCGCCGTTACCTATAACGAGGTCTTCATCATCAGGAGTTATAGATAACCCTTGAGCAGAGATAAGAAGCTTACGAGACCCTCTTACGATCTCATCAGTGTTTCCAGCTATCCCTAGCGCATAGTTATAAAAGTAACCTAGTATAGAATAGTCTGTTGTAGCCTCTCCTGATCTACTGCCAGTAGCAGGGTCATAAGTCCCATCTGTAGTAATCTTACGCAGAGTCAAAGACTGTCCGTGGTCATTAACAAGTCTATATAAGTCACCAGACCTAAACATTACTTAGCCCTAACTGTTGTAGCCGTAAGAGTCGGATTCGTTATAACTTGCAGGGTTCTTAAACCTATCTCTCCTAAAGCTGGGCTCTATTCTGTCAGTGTTATCACGAACAGCCTTAACAGCAGTTACACTAATACCACCGGCTTTAATACCTATGACGGCACCAGCAGTTTTACCTTGATACTCAAGGCTATCTGCTAAGGTCATATACTGGCTTGCTAGAGTAGAGTATTTAGAGGTTAATACACCATCGAGTTCTGTGTCAACCAGTCGTGAGTACTTAGACGATATAACCCTAGCTACCCAAGCAGCAGAGTAGTAAACATTGTTGCCCGTCTGAGTGAGACTAAAGTTAATCTCCTCATTTTCAAGCTGCCGGTCATTAGTGTCTGTATCCCCAGACAATAACCTAACACTGTTTAACCTCTCAGCAGCAGTAGCTGTCCCAAGGGTAGTAGGATCATACGTCCAAGCCATTAACCGTTCTCCAACTCGCCGTAGTTACGCCTCCAACTACGAATCATACCTCGTTGCTTATCTAGTACTCTAGACTTCTTACAACGCTTTTTGTCATACTCTCTTGTTGTTGGTACAGCGGCTTTCACCTTTTCATTAATACTGTCAACGAGGGCATTAAGTCCGTCTATATCTAAAGCTTCAAGGCCGTCTCCAACCCTCATGCCAACTTCTTTAGCTGAGTTATGAAATAGTGTTCTCTGATTGTAGAGAATACGGACTTTGTTATCGTCTATGCTAAGTTCTTTCCAAGGAAAGTGATCACCAGCAGCCCATTGCCTACCGTTAGCGGTAAAGGGCACTCTTACAAACGTAGGGCGATCTACCTGAAATGGGAAGTCTTCTTGTCTAATCATGTCGGGGTCTCCTATGTGGGTGGGACACCCTAAAGCATCCCACCAGTTCAACTATTATTGAACGATACCGTTAAAGAAGTAACCCAAGTCTGGGCCAACTACTTTCATGTCGTAGGACATTTTAACTTGAATGTGCTCTGCGACTTGCTGACGCTTGAGTGCATCATCCGAGAAGGACTCAACAGTAATACCCAGATTGTTTGCTCCGGGAATCGAGTTCCATGCAAAGGTCATACCAGCGGCAGGGGTCATAAGACCGGCATTTGCTGGTGTGTGACACAACATAGCATGTTTACCACCGATAAAGGCAGTATTCTCAGCAGCACCTTCTACAGCAGTATTTCTTACTGCTTCCATGATGTAGAGATTCTGTACTTCAAAGATTTCAGCCAACTTAGCATCTGTGATCAGAGCAGGGTTGCTGACAGTCGAGCCACCGTTGAGGCGAGCTAGAATGTCTGGGTGGTTAATCAGAATGTCACGAACTTCTTTACCAATAACCATAGTGTTTGGCTTGTAGCCACCAGAGGTAAGCTGCATAGTACGGCGAGCCTCTGTAACATTCTGGATAGGTGTTGAGTTAGTGTAGTCGTTCCAGTAGATAGGAGTACCTGCACCAGAAGCAGCACCAGACACACTAGTTGTCCAGACACCGTTAGCGAAGAAGGTCGAAGCAAACTGCTCCTCACGGTGGATCATCAGGCGCATAGCCAGAGTCTCCGCACCCGCTTGACGGATTTGTAGTACTTCGTCTTCGTTAGCAATAGTCTGCTCGTCGAAGTCCATACCAAGGCCATACACATCAGCAAAGTAGCTGCTGTTGGAGATAGCCATACCGATACGGTTAACCTCAGTGCGTGGCGCAAGTTTCTTTACGTCACCAGTGCGGTTCATGTTGGCACGGTCATAGATGTAGTACTTGTCAGACTGACGAGCTACCCCTACCGTGGGAAATACCTTATCTGCGATAAAGTTCTCTTGTGATTGTGCATAGGCCAGTGTCAAGTTAGACAGCGGGCGGTCGATATGCACCTGTGATGGTGTCAATAGTGGCATAATTTAGTTTCCTTATTCTATGCTATTAAGCGTGTGCGTTGCCAGTGGAGATTAACTCGATGGCGATCAACTGGTCAGTTACGCCAGCTTCGTAGGCACGGCCTAAGATAATATCGCCAGAAGCTGAGTTGACAGCTTTACCAGCAGCGTCCGAAGACACGTCATCACCAATAGTGACTGTGCCACCACATTTGACCATGACTTTACCAGATACGGTAATAGTAGATGCAGCAGCGGCGGTTCCACCTACTTCGATGACACCGAAAGCTTGGGCTCCATCACCACAAACTGCGGCTTTACCAGCAGCATCCATAGCAGCAAATAGAAATTGTGAACTGCTAAGATCAGCAGCAGAGATTAGTGTGCGGTTGTCTCGTGATTGAGTAACAGCCATTTTTATTCCCCTTTATAGGATTTAGTGATAAGAGCTTTACCTTCATCGGTCTTAGCTACAGCAGCGTAGGCCAAGGCATGTTCACTCTTCTTCATTTTATGTTCGTCCATGTAGGACTTTACGAGGGCGTCCAACTTATCAGACGCAGAGGCAAACTCTCCGTCAACATCAGATTTACCCAGCTCAGTCATACTACCTTCAAAGGCTTTGTCGGCTGCTTTGAGTGCTTGCATGATTGTTTCTTCGTCTCCGAAATTGGCAACCAAAGATTTGGCTACTTCAAGATCAAAGTGTGGTAGTTCGGCCTCTGCATGTTTAACTAAGATAGCATCTGCCTTAGCAACTTCTGCTTCTTCTAGTGCCTTAAGAATAGGCGCAGGAATATCAGCCTTGTTGATTTGCTCATCACCGTAAGTCATATACTCAGGCTCAACCATTTTTTCGATTGATTCTGCTTTAACGATGTAACCAGCTTCTTTCAGAGACTTGCTAAGGCGATCAATCTCGGCTTTAGCTAGATCTAGTTCAGCTTTAACGGTATCTACCTCGTCCAACGGACCTTGGTAATCTTTCTTCATGTCCATGTTATACATTTTCATAGCTTCGTCCTCGGACATACCTTTGTCCATGTAAGGCTTCAGCTTGGCTTTCATGTCATCAGACATTTTTTCTACTTCGTTCTCCATAGTTTCTCCCTCGGAGTTGTCCCTTTTATAAAGAGAGACCATTGCTTGTTTGTTAGCTGGACGATCA